GTTTCTACTAGCTAACTCTGCTGCGTGGTAAAAATCACCTCGGTGCAGCATGATGTTAAGAGCACTTTTGCGGGCCAAGTAGTAGTACATAAATTTAGCCAAAAAGCGTTCATCGCTCCCGTAAACATTCCAAGTATTGCCAAAACCAAAGTGATGTCCCCTCATAGGTCTGTTGTATTCAGTTTTAGGCTCTAGGACATGCATAAGCATGTTGTTGTAGTGCCAATACCTGGCGATCACCTCAGCCATGTTGAAATCAACATCAGCCGAGTTATATGAAAACATCCCGGCTCCAATTGGGGTATACTTGCTGGAGCCAGTGTCTTTACATTCAACCAAAGCGTCCTCAGATCTCGACGGGAAAGATGGCGCTACCGGAGCATACTCCTGCAACATTGGGACGCAGTCCCCCCAATTTTGGTCAATATCCTGGATCACAACCAAGCAATCACGATCAACCACATCAGTCACCAGGAACCTCCAGAAACCTCCACTAAACCCGTTGGCTGGTTCAGCCATTACGTGGGTGTTGACTCGATCGTTATCAATGCACTCAACAATTTTTGAAAGCTCAGGATCCACAAACAGCTCAACAGCCACATCACCCAGGTCTTTGATATTTGAGATGTTTTTTAAAAGCGATTTGTAGTACTTTTCCTCCCACAAATCCGGGGCGGCTTTGCAAGCACCGGTGTGATCGTTTACATCTCGGCAAAAAAGCGTCACACCAATCACGGTTTTGGCAGTGTCGTTCCTAATTGCGCTTCGATCGATTTTTAACAGTCTGGAATACTTCTCTTCGACTGGGCAGTTGTTATGTAACCACTCAAGTGTAAGCTCTGGGTTGTAATAGTGAATTGGAGTGTCAAATTTCATTAGCGCATCTTGATCAGGGCGCTCCCGCTGATGTGACTGATGTATGCCATCCCATCAACCAAGTCCCTGTAGTTTTGAATAAAATCCTCAACAGCCATATGGACCTCACCATTCCCTGGGAAATCGTCTACGTGAATGTAATCGGGCTCGGTCCTAGCGCACAAAAGCAGATCCTGGTATGCGTTCCGGTAGTCGTGACCAGCGTCCACAACAACTAAGTCACCAGACGCTATCTGATCGACAGTTCTTAGATCGCATGAAACCAAGTTAAACCGGTTAAAACCTCGAGCAGCAAAAAGCATCTTGCATCGCTCCGCAGGTTCCCATGGCTCCCCGTTCTCATCGTATGCAGTCCCAAACGAATCGTAGCCAGTATACCTCGCCTGATAGTCCACCCCGGTCAGGTAGGCATCCGCACCACTCCCAGCGTGAGTGCCAAGCTCGACAATGTGCTCGGGCTTTAGCACGCTAGTGATCGCTTTGAAAACGCGATACTTGTGGGTGAATCTTTCCCGATCAGCGATGTAGTAGCTCTTGTCCCACTGGTTAAAAACCGAGAACTCCTCGTCAGGCGCCCAGGTATCGTTATCAGCTGTCTCCTGTATCAGTGCGACTATCTGTTCAATATCCATTGCTTTTGCTAAAGTATTTCTCGATCACTCTCACGTAACCATCGACCATCCTGGCATAGGTGTACCTCCTAGCATGAGCCGATGCCGCTTTGCTTTTCCTGATCAACTCATCCCGATTGTTGTGAATGTGCCGCATCAGCTGAGCAGCATGATCGACATCCGGATCGGCCCAGACTCCCTGGCCCTCATAGTAGTGGGTAGCTGGCACCAGGTCGTAATCTACTGGGTAGCTGATCTCCGGGGTCATGTGCTCGGAGAACCCGAAAAACGGAGGCAAGATACTGGGCCTGCCGACAGCAGCTGCTTCATGCGGCATCAACCCCCATCCCTCGCCCTTTGACATGCACAAATAAACATCGAGGGACGCATACCAGTCCCGCAGCTTGTCTTTGGGCCACTCACCCTGGTCAACGATAATTCGACCATCCGTAAACCCTGGTAGCGGATCTTTGGGGTATGCTTTGCAGTGCAACTCAACTTTCTCTTTGCCAGTGGGGAAAGCTTTAACAAAAGCCTCCACGCACTCATCAAAGCCCTTTCGCGGCCACCCATGCCGAGTGATACCGGAAGTCCCAAAAACCGTGTATGGGCGATTCTCAAACTCCTGGTAAGTGAATGTCTCAGTGTCGATTCCAAACTCAACTTTGTGCATGGGCACATTCACACCCTGGCCCGACAAGCTCAGAATGTTCGCCATGGTCGGAATGATTAGAGCTCGGCACCGGTTGAGGTTCCCGATCCAGTTCTGAGGGATCCGGGTAGTCTCCCACATAGTACTGTAAATGGTCCGCTGAGGGTCGTCAGGGAATTGCTTGGGAGGGTGGATAATTAACGTAGGAGCATCGAACTGAGGTTGCCTAGCCAGCAGCCGGTCGTATTTTTTGGGGATGACTCGAGTCCAAGCGTCCTGGTTGTATGGCACCAGGCACAGTTCCCAGTTCCTAGCCAACAGCCCATCCACGATTATCCGGGTATGGAAATCGTAGCTGCTGTTATCCCCTATCTGGGCTCGAATGATCAGCTTCATCCTGTCAGGGTCGGGCTCTTTAGTTGCGCTTCGGAAATGTCCAATCCAGCTCGCCATCATCGTCCTCCTGCTGATCGAAATGCTCGAGTAGCTGGTCAGCTGCATCCATTAATGCATCTACCACCTCAACCAGCTGCGTCACCAGGTAGGACTCTGCGTCAGTGCCATCAGAAGATTTCGTTGCCCTGGTCAGCACCATCTCTCCGTCGGGCTTCTGCTCGCATTTCACCACTAGAGTCACCATGACTCCAATTCACGGTGACCAGCTGCATATAGCAACCAGCAGATTACCGTTTCTTATCTGTGGCGTTGTGGCGGCTATTTCAATGATGATACCCCCCCATATGTCACATCGATCAGTCCGAGGTCCGGATCCGCCAACTCCCGAAATGCTGCCCAGCTGAGATCCAGCTCCCTCCCAGGGACAAACGGACCCCGATCATTTACGGTAACCACTACCGACCGGGAACCCCGCTTCACCAGCAGCCTGGTCCCAAACGGCAACGTCCGGTGAGCAGCTGTCATGGCCCCAGGATCAAACAGCTCCCCATTGGCAGTAGGGCGCCCTCGGTATTTCTCGCCATACCAAGAGGCTACTCCATGGTGCTCAGCTGGGACTTCTGCAAGTATGTAACTCGGATCGCTAACGTAGATATGGACTGGGGGCTCATTGGCACAACCAGCAAGTAGTAGGGCTAAAAAAAGAATTCTCATACGCGAAGAAAAGAGGGGGGTGGGGGTGTTCGATAGTCATTAGGCTGCTGGGGGCTCCCACCCCCTACCACCACCCCTACTGCCTGGATCCGACTGCTACCTGGGTACAGTTTCACTCGGCATCCTCGCTATCAACAGGTTGCGCCTCTATAGCAACAGACTGCTGATCTGTTGCGTCTACCATTTGCCTGGTTTCATGAAGCTTTTGAAGTAGTTGAGATGGACCGTGTGTATGAGCGATGGACCCGCTTTGTTCCACCCTCTTGGTCGGGGCGTAATCCTCAGGATGCACGCGCTCAAGTAGATCCAACGCGAGCCTCGGCTGTTTACTCATCCCCGCATAGACGAAGTTCATCAACATGAGCTTGTTGATGGATTTGGCTTTTTCCATCGCCTCATCGAAGTCCGGGTGGGCTGCTTTCCACCGGCTTATAGTCTCTGGTTTGACGTGAATCAGGCTCCCTGCTGCGTTCTGTTTCATCCCCAGGGCGATGGCAGTGAGGAACACCCTAATGTTATCTCTGCTGTATCTGTCCTGCCCTCTGAGGGCTTTTGAGCTGGCCTGGATTGCACTCTCAGGGATGATGTTCTCGATGTCTCCTCGGTAGGGCTCAATCGCCTCATGCATCCCGACGTTCTGGTCTGGCTCCAGGCTCGGTCTTTTCTGCACGAAGCCTGGTGCCTGTTTCTTCTGTGGTTTTAAATGGTCCATAATCGCTCCAGGATTAGTTCTGACGCATTTTTGTGTCTCGGTAGGGTGATGACAGCTGCACACCGTTTAACACCGTTAGAAATGAATTTAGGCATGTTTGCTGTATGATCGTTTCCAGATCTCAATGTAGTCATGGGATTTTGCATGAGGATCCGGGACGTAGACGATAACCCAATCGGTTCTGGCTCGGTCTAAATCAGCTGCCAACCGATCGATCATCCAAGCCTCGGTGTTGGGCTCATACGCATAGGTGAATGGTTTGTATCCCAGCTGCCTAGCTTTGAGGGGTGAATGCACGTCTCGTTCAATTCCCAGGATTGATAGTTTTCTCATCTTCCGTTCTCAGGTTGTAGTCTTTGGTCCTGATGTCAGCTACCAAGCTGCCTCCTCGAACCATTCGGGATGCAATGCGTCGGTCCAGGATGGCAATGTCCATCATGCGTTTGTTGCTGGTGATCAGTGTCCACTTGCCGTCCCGGCTTCCCAGTAGGTTGTGAAGCTTCTCAGTCGAGTAGTCGGTCTCCCTCTCACCGCAAACGTCGTCCAACACCAGGTATCGCCACCGCATCATGTCCTGGTATCGGTTGTAAGCAGCTCCCGACCTCAGTTCCTCAACGAACTTGGGCCAATAGATGTATTGCGGTGAGTAGTCAGATCGTCCCTGGAAGTCAGGGCGCTTGGTAATCCAGTGCCATAGTCGCTTGGCAATGTGGGTTTTTCCACAACCACTGCTCCCCAGGAGAGACAGCCACTTGGGCTTTTCACCCTCTTTGATATCCAGAGCCCAGTTTGCTGCTATGTCGATCATGCTGCTTACTTGCTGGTCAACTATCTTGAGTTTAAACCAGTCTGCCCACTGTTGCGTAATCGGAGGGATCCTCTGCCTCGTTGGCGTTTCCAGTGTTCCTGTTAACTGGGCTCCTAGTTGGAGCACCGTTTGGTCTATTTTTTCCATACCCTTTGCGCTTCCATGCCCTGATGCCGTGCCACCAGTCGATTGGTTTTCCGTTCTTGTTAGTCCAGAGCTGTTCGGTCTGGTAGTAGTCGAAGAAGTTGTGGCCGAGTTCAGCTGGTATGCTCTCCCGCTCACAGAATTTAAGAACCTCATCCAAAGTCGGAGGCTGTCTATCAGCCGACTGCTTTTTGGGCTCTATAGAGTTACTATTAGATATAGCTTTAGTGTTAGTGTTAGTATGCTGTAGGGTACCCTTTAGGGTTCGCTTAGAGGTACCCTGATGGGTACCCTTTAGGGTACCTTTAATGGCTGCTCCCCTCTTACCAGACTCACTGCATTTACGGATGAACTCGGCGTGCTCCTCAGCCTCTCGAACAAGTCGGTTGCATCGAATCACGATGGTCTCACCGATCTCAATCTCGCAGACCCCGGAAGCTTTAAGATCAGCCAGAAGTGAATGCAGCTGGTTATCTCTGACGCCCCACAACCGTCCCAGCTGGTCAGCAGTGAGCTCGGCCTGGCCTGGTGTGGGTTGAGCGTTTAGGAAGCAGAGCAGGTCTATCCAGGCACCCTTTGCCTCGTTGCTGAGGATCCTGGTGCTGGACAACCATGCGTCGCTATAGAACCGGATGTATTTCATGGACTACATCAGGTCTCTAACCGACTCGAACCGGGCTTGCTGGTATCGCTTGTGCCAGTCGTAGTCTCGCTCGTAGTCCTGGCTCAGCTTAATGTAGTGGTGCCCCATGTTGCTGTCTTTGTTCAGCAAATGGGCTATAAAGACTGTCGCTTGCCGGAAATCTTCGTGAAGCATTTTGGCTACCGCAGCTCGCGCCCTAACCACCCGTTGTTTCCTGACGCGCCCTCGCATTTCTGCAACGGTTACTCGGTATTGGCGTGCTACTGTTTTAAGTAGTTGGTTCTGTGCTTTCTGAGTCATTTTCATTGTTGGATTCTTCTCTTCGTTGTTTCTGTTTTCGTTTGCACCTCACATACCAGCTCTCACTCGATATGCCGGTTCGCTTTTCCCACTCCGCATATGCTCGATGAATATCTGAGCAGGCACCGTGAGGTAGAATGTGTGTTGAGTGATCCCAATCAGCCTGGATGGATTCATGGTTATCCACGCACTGCCTCCTCGAGCTTTAGGTAGGCATCCCGGAACCCTCGGTCCTCGGACAGCCATGCATTGGCGTTGTTGTAAGCGTTAATCATGGTTGCGTGATTTTGATTGAAGACTAGCCCCAGCTTGGGGTAGCTCAGTTTCAGCTGGTCTCGGATCAGTTTCACTGCTGCCGCTCGGGCTCGCAGATTTCTCTGGCTCCTGGTGTGCTCCAGGATCTCCGCTTTGCTCATCTGGAAGTGTTTGCTGACCAACTTCAGCAGCCTGTTTACGTGCTCTCTCGTACTCATCGATTATCGTGTTTTCGTATTCGTGATTCTTAAAATTGGTTATCGTTGAATGGGCCATGACGAGGTCCACTGATGTCTCTGAAATGTGCTCATCACCGTGATT